ATGGTGGCGGTGTCTGTTTAGGTGCAGCAGTTGCCGCCCCCGCCGCCAAAGCAAAGGGGGGGGTCGCGGCCACCGGAGCCAGTCGGACAGGCCAGTACCCAGCGTACAGGGCTAGGTTATCCACAGGATAGTCACAGGCTGAACAACTTAACATAATGCCCGTCGTATAAAGTACAGAGGCTTGAGACATGGTTATCCACAGACCTGCTGGACGTTGTCAGCGTCCTGCACCACCTCGACATGGCGCAGCGCATCCAGGCGCAGGCCGCCAATGCTGATGTTGACCGCAGGCCCACGCTGCTGGGCGTAGACGCTAGGTTTCCAGCGCTCTGCGACCCACTGGCGCGTCTGGATGCGAACGCGAGCCAGGTTCGACTCCTCGGGCGCCGCCTGGTCAGCGATCTCCAGCGTCTGGCAGGCGAGCACATCTGCTGCACGGGCGCGCGCGCGAGCAATTTTATGCTCGTTATCGGGCATTTCGCACCATATTTCCAATGCCCTTCGCCCGATTCCCAGTGCCTCGCATATCCGCGCCGTTGACTTGCCGGCCTCGAACATGGCCACGATCTCCTCAACCTTGAGCGAGTCCAGCACCGCTAGGTCGCTAGTCTTTTTCGGTTGCCCAGCCATTAAAACGCCCTCCAGCGCAAAATAGCGCACCCAAGCACCTTACCCATGCCCAGCCCCACATAATCGCTTCTACGCATCATTTAGCCTTTTTAAACGCCTTTGTGTCGAACAGTTTCGGCAGCGTGCTTGGTTTGCTCATATCCAGGTCATTGACCATGTCATCGAACCCGCTTGGCCCACCAACCGCTACTAGCTTGCTATCTGGCCACAGTCGCTTGATCTCGCCAAGTTGACCGCCTGCCTGCTTGGCTAGGATTATCGCAACCTCTGCCGCCGTCCAGACCTCTCTGTCCGTTGTCCCTGGCCACTGCTGGCAGTAGAGCTGCTTCGCCTTCTCGTCGGGCACGATCACGAAAACCGTACCATCCTCGCGCTGGTGCTCGATCTGTCCCAGGTCCGGCAGTTCGCTGACCCCGTTAGCCGCAGCCCAGGTCTCCATTGCGTCGTAGGCTTTGCACATTCCCCTGACCGCCTTGTTCAGCTTTTCGTCGTCCCGATCTTCTTGGGCCTGCCAGACGCGCTCCAGTTGCAGCCACACCTTTTCGCGCAACCCGCTATCCACCAACCAGACCAACCTATCAATACCCCACTTACCATCATGGGTATTCTTGCGGTTTGCCAGTTCAACCATGACCGCGTTTTTAAACACGTCAAACTTGTCTGCTGGATATGCTGGCATGGTCGGCGCTGTAATCGCCAAAGTTTTAAGTTTACTTGTCGTCATTTTCCACTCCGTCAAAGTTGCACAGTTCTAAACGCTTTGGACCAGGATTCGGGCATTGACTGAAACGACGGAATGGGGCGCGTACTAAGACTTACGCGCCCATTCCGTCGTTATTCCAGCCAATTTATGCCGAACGAAATGGGAAATTGGTGCTTTACCATTTCGTTCCCATTTCGTTCCCATTCCGTCCATTTCGTCCATTTCGTTAATCCGCACAAAAAAGCCTAAAAGTCGCTGCCATTTTGGTCACTACCATCCCAATTAACCCATACAAAAGTCTTATAAATCTCAATCTTTTTAGCTGCTAACAGCGTTGGTTTGGTCTCCCTGATCTGTCTTTTGGTCATAGATTTAGCCAAGCAAGCCTCCTCCCAATGTTCCACGTGAATCACTTTATTGCGCTTTCCGTCAACATCTTGCATACTCCCATGCTCCTTAATTGCCTTGTGAAGTGCGTCCATCATCACCACCTGGACGGGTCCAGAGGCCGTCCTATCAGGCATTTTTGACTTTGGTTTGTGCTGCTGGTCGATCATTTCTTGCTGCTCCCTGACCGCTAATGAGACGTTTTCGTCCAGCCCGAGTCCGCTTTCCTTGTCCTGGTTGATGTTGATTTGGACCATCTCAAAGCCGAATTTAAGGTTGTCCTGGCCATCCTTTTGTTTGGATATGGTGAGGATTCCTTGTCCTGCGACGCCTTCCTTGTGGTCATTGGTGACCAACTTTTGCAGTTCCAACTGCGTGTCCACTGCTCCTGAGAGGCTTGAATGTCCCCGTAATCCTTTGGTGGCGTCCTTGCCACTGTGGTGCAAAACCATCAAGGCGCAGTCCAATTTGCGTTGTAGGCGTCCCGCGTTATGGATAAAAGCACCCATGTCCTGTGAGTCGTTCTCATTGCCGCCGCCGAAAGCTCTGGCTAGGGTATCTATCTGCACCAGGCGCAGCTCTATACCTGTGCGCTCTATCAGCGCGTCGATGGACTCCATAAGCAAGTTGAAGTCGTCCGCGCTCGATCTCAGGTTCAATTGGTAGCGGATGACGTAGATTTCTGCCCCGTCCTGCGTTTGGTGGTTGATCTTGCAGGCTTTGATACGCGCCCCGATACCTCCATGGCCTTCCCCCGCTATGTAGAGAACGGCGCCAGGGTTCGTTACCTGGTTACCCATCCACTGGCGTCCGGTGGCTATTGCCTCGGCTATGTCCAGCGCAATAAATGACTTATATGAGCCTGGAGGCCCGTACAGTGCACAAAAACCCTTATTTGGGAGCACGTTATCAATGATCCACTCAACTGGCTCATCCTTGATGGTGTCCCAAGCCTCAATGTTGAGCAATTGCGGAGTCGGGTTGTAGGCTTCAGACTCCAAATGCGTTGTTTCTGTTAATTGTTCGCTGTCTGTGACCGTGAGTTCCTTAGTGATGATGGGAGCTTGCTTTGCCATCTCCGCGAGTTCCTTACGCGTACCCCGCATATCGTGTACCCACTCAAAGGCGTCGTCACCCTCCATCATCAGGTCCAAGTCCAAGTAGCGGATTGACTTGGCCACGGGTAGCAAGTTCTGTATTGCGCGCCTGGCGTAACTTCTTCCTGGCTCGTCGTGGTCAGGGATTACGACAATGTTTGCACCGGCAAAGTATTGGGTTATCTCCGCTGGCCAACTGCCTGCACCAGTGTGTGACGTTGTGGCAATGGCTCCGATACTGATTAAGGCGTCGGCTGCCTTCTCACCCTCCACCAGGTAGATGGCACGGCCTGCTGTCTTAGCGTCCAAGAGTTCGGGTAGCTGGTACGGCACTATGCGCGTGTCCTTGAGTCCGGCAATGCGCTTACCCTGCGCGTCCACGCGGTGGATGGAGTACGTCTTACCTTTAGCGTCACTGGTCTTGTACCTGCGCTTGGTAAACAGGATGTCGCCGTCCTCACTGCGATAAAGCCACTCCTTCTCCAGTACCGGCGCCTGGTGCTGGGTAAAGCTAATCTCCTCACGCTTTGGTGTGGTGGGTAACAGGTTGCGCTCCCTGACCGCATCGAACACTTCCCTTTGGTCGCACCCGCCGTGACAGTGGAACAGAACCTTGCCCTCCGACTCGGTAATCGAAAGTGAAGGGTTCTTGTCCCCGTTCCCTCTACCGTGGCCAGGTACGGGGCAAGAGGCTATCCACTGCCCGTTAACCTGCTTGGCGTTACCCAGCGCCTTGGCTATTGTTTCTGTGTCCATTTATTCGTTCTCGTTATTCGAGGGGAAAAAAAAGCCGGTAGGGATCAGCTACCGGCGCGTTCAGTCTAACGCTTAAAAAATCTCATCGTCCTCTACCACTTCCACGGGCTTGAACGCTGCCTTGCGTACCGGCTGCACCACTGGCGCTGGCTCTGCCTCGAACTCATCTGCCACCGCATCCAGCCCCGCAGGACGGGCAACCCAACCCTTTAATACGAAGATAGGAATGCGAGTCGTACCCTTGCCGATTTTCTCGGCCTTTGAGTGACCGTACTCCAGAACAGGCAACTTGCCAGGGTTAGCCTCACGCTCGGCAGCGCAGGCCTTGTACATCTGCTCCAAGCCCATGTTCGGGCCTACCCCGTTAGATGACCACTCGGCAGCGCCGATCTCTTTGTTGTACAGCACCACCTGGAAACCGCGTTTGTGCTCTGGACTAGGTTGCGGACCTTTCTTGCCGACACTCTCATCTTGCACCCAATCGCGTACACCGACACCCAAGAGCAGCCAGCCTGTCTTGATGTTGTCGATGTCGAACACTACTTTCTTGAGTTCGATCTCCTCGTTGTTGTTGTTGGTCCAAGCGTTAGCCTGGGGCGAGAAGCGGATGTAGTTACCAGAGCCGCCACCAGAAGATAGATTTAGCATTTGCGTTTAGCTTTCAGTTTTCAGAGTTGAAGTAGGGCTGTGCTTTCGCCCAACCCACGGGATTTAGACAACGTGAGTCCAGAAGAAACCTTCTTTGTCACGGCATCCAAAACTTGTTTCCTGTCCTTGCCGAGTAACTTGTCGGCAGCGGCAGGGGAAATGATTGATGTCTCGTAAATCTGCGTCTCAGGTACACCGGCAGACAGCAGCGCCTTCACAGCGTCCGAGTCCTTAGTCCACTGCCTTGTTGGACGTTTAGGCGCCATCTGCCAGCCCCGCAACACGCCGCCCTCTGTCAGAGTCTTGGTGGCCTGCTTACGCAGCGCGGTGATGAAGTCCTCCACCAGTTCGGCCTTGTCCAGCAAGTCGGCCACCTGGTCAGGGGTCAGGGTTGTGATGTCAGCAGTCACGGGAACCGCTGCCAGCGCCTTGGTCTGCGCTGGACAGATCATCTTAGCGGGGCAGTATTGGCAGGCTGCTTTCTCTGGCGTAGGTTCGGTTGTCTCTTTCACGGCAGCGTTTACCGCAGGCATGAGCACGTTATCAGCCCACTCGTGCAGCTCTGTTGCTGTCATTGTGTGAGTGCGGTTATCGCCTGTCTGGGGCTGCACAATCGTAAGTCTGATAATTTCAAAGGAATGACTCAGATATTTCTTGAGCACGCCAAGCGCGTAAATCTTCATCTGTGGAGAGTCAGCGTCCACCCACTGCCTGCCTGTTTTAAGGTCTGCAATTTCCAGTATCGACTTGTCCTCATTGAAGGCAACAACGTCAGCAGTACCGGCAACCCTAACCAGGTCGTTGGAGAACGCAACCCCGTACTGCTCGACCTTAACCGTGCCGAGTTCGCTCTCCAACCCAGCCACCATGCGAATGTGCGCTAGGGCAAATTCAGCGTTCTCTCGCGTCATTGTGATGCCTTCAATGACCTTGCCAACGTAGTCCATTGGGTCTTGATCTAACTGCCAGCAAGTCTCTGCCAGCGAGTGGATGGCAGTGCCTATCTGGGCAGCCTCACCTGACTCCTCGTAGGGTACTTGCAGGGATAGGCGTGCAGATGCGGGGCAGGCTATCCAGCGCGCTGCGGATGATGGACGGAGAATTAATTGTTTCATATATCGTTTCATTGTTCGTGGATTAAAAGTTGATACGCAAGGTTGCGTACCTCGGATGAGACTGCATGGCCCAAGTCCTCTGCCGAAACCAATCGTTTCAAGAACTCAGTCTTTGCGCGTGATTGACTACGCTCGTTCTCCAGTTGCGTGGCCAGATAGATAGCGTGTTCGCGTAAGGTTCGTAGGTCTTGCAGGGTCATTTGTTCGCCTTCAACCACCAGGCGCCAATGAGCACGGCATCGGCTCGCCCGTCATCCTTAACCCGTGCAAACCTCTGCTGATGGCTTGGGTACAGCTCGCAGGCTCTGGCGCGTGATGCGTCCTTGCCGAGTCCACGGCCTATGCCCTTTGTCCAGACTGATGGCATGACGTATGTCACGGGCAACTCAAACGCCGCAAGGATGCCTTCTATCACGCCGAAACTGCGCCCAAAGCTAAAGACACTTGTCACTCCCTGGTTCGGCATTGCACCCACGCGCTCAACTACAACGTGATTAGGGTCATATTCCTTGAAGATAGCCGCCAGCGCGGACGCTGAAATCTGCCGTTTAACCTTGGCGTTGCGAATCAGTTCGTGCGTAGGTGTATCGATGATGTCGTGCAGGGTATCGCCAATAAAGACAGCGATAGCGCCCGATAAACCTGGGTCAATAGACAGCATCATCATTGGGAAACCTTTGCCGCGATCAGCGCGTCCACGGCCTGCTCCAGCTTGAGAATTTTTGAGTAGGAGGGGTCAATCTTGCCGGTGCGCCACCTACTTAGCTGGGCAGGGTCAATGCCAGCGGCGTATGCGATATCGTTCATCTTGAACCCTGCTTCCTTTGCCCGTAGGCGAATTGCCTCGATTGTTTGCTCTACCGGAATCATTGTGTCCTTACCTTATGAATTGACGAATGCGTCCATTCTATGGGTCTTTTTTGACTAGAAATGCAATTTATTTGCATCACTAAGGGTAAACACTTAGATAAATAATTGACGAATCAGTCAATTAGGCATTATGATTCAGCCATCAACAACCAGCAAACAGGATACAAAATGAAAGCAGTTCAAATCAAAACAAACAAAAACGGAATCCAGTATGGCCTATTCGCCGTTCACACTGGTCTGTCCGCTGATGCGGATGACGTTACCTATGCCGTTTACAAATTGTGTGAAAACTATAGCCGTCATATTTCTGGCGGTATCGCCAAAACATGGCGTTATGTTGCCAAAAATTTGGCTTTTGAAGATGCTTTAACACTGTTTGAGCGTCGCTCAAAATAATCACCAACCCACGGGGCTACGGCCCCATCTTTAGGAGTCCACCATGCGCTATAGAGAGCACTACACCATCCAACCCGTTACCCGCAAGTGGGCAGACATTGCCCTGGCAGTGGCCATCGGAGTCGGTCTGGCCACACTTTTCTTTTTAGGAGCCTGATATGTCCGAGTCCATGCAACTGCAGATAGACGAAGTGGTGGAGCAACTGTCCCCGCCACCTGGCTCCATCGGAATGTTGACAACATCAGATGTCCGAGAATTAGTACGCAAGGCGGCTACCAAGGGAACGCTGATTGGGTATCTTGCCGGTGAGAAGTTGACTGTTATCAGGTTCAAGAACAAGGCTACAGAGTACCAGCAAGAGTACGAAAACCTCAAGTCCCACTGCAAGCAGCTTGAGCTTGAGATCATGGAGCTGAAAAGGTGAGAAAGCGCAGCAGCTACCGGCCCAAGCCGCAGTTACCCAACCCCGTGGCCTGGTTAATGAACGGGTTCAAGCCTGTATCGCAGGCTGGCATTGTCAATGTTCAGATCAAGAATCACTCTGCCATCGATGCGCTGAGAAAAGGCGTTGCGGACCGCGAGGACATTGACACCATCATCGCCGCGCTAAACATTGCCGAGGCACTGCAGCGTCTGGGCATCGGTGATGAGTACAGGGACCAGGTCAGAGCCGCCCAGGACGCGCTATACGCCGTCTCAAAACGCGGGATAGACCGAGAGTACCGCTTTGTGCTCAAGGCGCAGGAATTGACCGCTATCAACCTCGGCATGGAAGTACATGATGCGCAGGTGGAGGTCACCAGCATCAAGCACATGGAGGATGCGCTCAACATAGTCAGGGACGAAATCAAGAACCGCAAGGCGCGGGTAATATTGGAGGAAACATGAAGAAATTAATGGAACTACTACGCGAACCCTTTAAGAAACCAAGTCCACTTGAGTTGATAGCCCAACAGCTTTCGGCAGCCCATCTGGAACTACTGGAAGCCGAACAAGGGGTTGACTTTGCTTCTAGCATAGTTTCGTACAACAAGACAGTTATAGAGCGTTTAAACAAACGGATGGAGGAGTACAAATGACTTGCTGCACATACAAATGCGAACAGGGCAGAGATTGCCCCGTCAGAAAACGCGAAATAGAGGCCGTAAACAGGGCATATATTGAGCGTGAAACGGTGACTGACCCTAACCCCTATGACGAAACAATCGGCACGTTTAAGGCGCTGATTGTTGTGCTGGCAGTGTGCATCGCCGTGACGTTGCTGTTTTTTATGTGGGGGAAGCTATGACTGAGCGCATATTGACTGATGCCAACGGGCGCAAGTACATCACGACTGAGCCAGCGCCCCAGCCTGACTGGAAAGAAGAATACCAAAAGGCTGTGGAGTTGCACTGCATTACGTTAGATGAACTGCGTGAAGGCATGGCCTTGAATCGCAAACTTGAGAAAACCATAGCGACACAAGATGCAATGCTTCAGCGCCAAACAGCCCGCATTGTTGGCTTGCAAGAACACATTGAAAACTTTGATGGAGAAGACAGATGAGCGTTATTAACCAAACATATTTTGACAAGCACGGCACTGTTGCTGGCCCCCAAGAACGCGAAGAGGTAAAGCAGTCGCACATCTTTTATGCCATGCAACATATAGAGAACCAAGTCGAGCAATGCGGCGGGAAGTTTGACTCGCTGTTACATCGACTGCGTGTAGTGTCGCGTGACCCCAAGTTGGCGCAAGAAGACAACCAATCTATTCCTAAGCGTGAAGGCAACTCCGAGTTAGCCCAGCGGCTTAACGGGATTATTAGCGGGCTTGAGGAACTTGACCGCCGCATCACTATGCAACTTGATATGCTGGAGATTTGATATGACAGGCTACGAAAGCAAACGCGCTGCGGCGCAGGACAAGCTGGCACAGCCAGCGCAAGAGCCTGTGGCGTGGATGAACCCAACCTGGATTGACCCTGATACGAGAGGATGGCAAAGCGATAGTTTTGAGTCAATACCAATTGAGGGTTGGCTTCCCCTCTACACCACCCCAACGCAGCGCCCGTGGGTAGGGCTGACGGATGAGGAGTTGGCTGAACTTAGTGCATCTGGTTTAGCGTTGTGGGATTTGTGGAGAGCCATTGAAGCCAAGCTGAAGGATAAAAACAAATGACAGTTTCACGATTTGCAAATGGCAGCGACAGTAAACGCAGAGTGCTGGGTCTTGCTGGTGAATGGGAGCGTAGGCAGAAACTCCCAGGCGAGGCAGAGCCTTCAACAATCTCGATCTGGAAGCAGCCGGTGTACAAGCCGCCGCAGATGGCCACGCCGCGCCCTGGTGCGGATGACCACCTCAAAGTAAGGAGCAGAGGGATATGAAGTCCGTGAGGGAGCCGCGCATATTGGACATCTTGCAGCGCAAGGATATGTCCACCTCAGAGCTGTGCGTCCTGGTCCACTGCACGCAAAGGTCAGCGCAGGAGCTGCTAGCCAAGATGCGCCGCAAGGGGTTGATCTATAGGTCAGGCTGGAGACGCCAGCCAGATGGCATCGCGGCAGTGTTTAGGGCAGGCATCGGCATCGATGCGCCAAGACCTCCACGGGTGACAGATACAGAGCGTAAGAAGAAGTCACGCGCCAAAGAGACTCAGGAGGACAAAGAGTTTCGCCAGGCGCGTGAGAAGGCCAAGAGCATCAAACCAAGGCGCGATCCAATGATTAGCGCGTTTTATGGCGCGTATAGCAGCCCTGATTGAAGGCGGCGCAGTTCTTCTTCATCAGTAGGTTTGACAACGTATGAACCTGGTTGATTCAATTGCGTATTTACTAAACCTATGCTTGATAAATATTGCGCCATTGGATCAACTGGAGCACCAAGGTAGTTAAACAATGGCTCTGCTGTGCGCGCATACATTTGTTGCATTGTTGGAGACAAATAGGCTTTTGTCGCTAACGCTGGAGTACCTAACGCCAATGCGGTCCCAAGAATTGGTTCGCCGGTCAGGGCAGTACCACCCGCCATAGCAGCGCCAACTTTTGCTGGCATTGACGTTAGCATTCCCATCATTCCAGTTCGTTCTGAAGTTCCTGACGATGGAACTTTTGCTTTTAACGCTGACTGAGCTACTTGCGCCAAGTCTGTCAAAGTAGCGGTATTTTCAGCACCAAGAATTTGCGGTAATGTTGTTGGTGATGCTTTGACATCCTTAATAAGATTTTTGCCAAACTTTGTGATGTCCATCTCTCCAGTTGGAAACATAGAGTTTTGTTGAATGTCAGCTAACACTGCCTGAGCCATAGACTGCTTTTCAACATCATTCATCAATGGTAAAACTTTATTTGCAAAACTGTCTTGATTGTTCATCACATAGCTAACAGCAGTCTTGTCACTAGCTGATCTAATCTTGTCGTTCAAGTCTTTTGCCTCTCCATAAGAGCCGCGCAATTCTTTAAGTTTGACAACTTGGTCATCCATCCCAGCCTGCTTAAACGTCTCATCACGTGCATCATCAAGTGAATTGCGTAATGCTCTAAAAGCCTCACCAACTTTTGTACCTTTATTTTTATATGCTAAATCGCTAAATAAACTACGTTGATCCTGATAGTCATTTCCTGCAATTGAACCTTTTTGCTGGTAACCCAAATACTCAAATTCAGGTACCCCACTGTCTACAAGTTGCTTCCTAAAATTGTCCTTCATCATTGTGTAATTTGCATTTGTAGGATTAACTCCAGCAGTTTGCAATGCAGTGTCCAGCATAGACTTCAATTCTTCATTTGGCTTACCAAAATAGAACTGTTCAAAACTTTCAAACAATGGGTCTTTTCTCAAAGCAGGCGGTATTGAAGATAGAAGTTTTCGCGCATTAAGGATTGATTCCTCAAATTTTGGTACTTGTTTTAAATCAATGTCAGTCTGTGATGCTACTTGGCGTATCTGGCTTCCAACACTATCAACATTGCGCGCAGCCGCTGATTTCACCGCACTAGCGCCAGAAGAAAAAGCAACATCAGGCTGTGATGGCATTCCACCAAATAGGTCGGCGACCTTGTTAATTATTCCTTGGGCGTAGTCCGACTGCATCCCATAGCGTCTAGTAAATTGCCCAGCAGAAAAAGGTATGGTTCCAGCAGTAGCCTCAAAGATTTGTGCTGTTCTGCTTGTTCCAGCTTGTCCTGGAGTCAAAGCAGTTTCACCAGTAAATCCAAGTTGTTTTGCTTTTGCCGCTATATCAGCAGCGCGCATTTCTGCATTTGTTTGGACAGGTTTTCCTCTTTGTGGCATCCCTGCTCCACCAACGGCAGTAGATGCTACCATTGATGCAAGAGTAGATGCAACTGGACCTAAACTTTGCGTAGCTTCAGCAGCAGTTTGACCAGCAGCACCAGCAGGTACTGCGGCAACCATTTGTGCAACTGGACGTTGCGCCATTTGACCGCTAATTGCTCTGGCCAAAGGTGCGGTGGCAGTCCTAGCTAATGTCTGTAATCCACCTAATTGAGAGGCAGTACCACCAAGTGCTCCAAGTCCAGTTTGCAATGCACGCTGTCCTGTCGTCTCGGCCTGCGGTACTCCAAACTGAGTTAGCAAGTCTTGTATGCCTTGTGATGGCGCTGTCATGCGCCCATAAGAATTACCAGTAACTTTTTCAGCTCCAGCAGTAGCCGTATTTATCAATGCAGTTAATGCATCAGCCGCTGGCAAAGCCAAGCCACCAGCAAGCATACCTACAGGTCCAAATGGAGCGCCAACTGCTGCGCCGAGTAGTGGTGGAGCCAGACCACGTAATGCTGCACCTGAATAGCTTCCTTGCGGTTCAGCTATTTGCTTTTGTAATGCTTGTGGCTTTACTCTGCTAAGTACTTGCGCTGCTGCTCCATCACCATATACCTCGTCAAATTTAGATGCAAGATCAGGACGCTGAGACAGAAGATAAATATCTTTTGTTGATGGGTTTTTATCAGCCATGTTTATCTTCCAAATGGGTTAGATGGAACGTATTGGAATCCTTGAAGACTCTTTTTATTCGCATAGAAATAATTTTCTTGCTGTTGTGCAAAGTCTTTTTGCTTGGTAGCTAAGTCTTTAATGTCTTTTAACGCTAACACTTTTGACTCTGGAGATACCCTTGGATTGGCTAAATCACCAACTGCTTTGTCATAGCGTTTTGCATCTGCATCTGATGTAGGACCACTAAATTTAGGAGTCTTTAAGGCTAACTGTTGCGATAGCTGGGTAAGTCTATCGTTTGCTTCTTTTGCTTGTGTAGAAACACCTACTGCGCCGAGAAGTCCTTTAGCACCAGATTCAATTACTCCACCATATGCCTGTGTGACTAATGGCAATGCAGATGCTGCAATAGATGCGCTATCTTCAGCATTTGTTGCTGATGCTAAATTCTTTGCAACAACATCAAAATCTTTTTTCTGAGAATAAGAAAATTGCTCTGGCTTATTTGCTTCTACTTCTTTGCGTAAGTCCAAAGATTGCTGTGCAATTTGATTTGATAACCTTCTTCCCTCCGCAGAATTCTCAAGACCTTGCCTTCTAAACTCATCCATTTGGCTTCTTGCTTGATCCAATCCAGCTTGAGTTTGAGAAAACTGTGCGGCAGACTGCACTCTCTCAGCTAAAGTTTTCATCCTATCGTCAACTTTATCAGGGTCCATCTGGCCTGATGCATAACTTTTCTCGTATTGTTGCGCTATCATTTTTAGGCTTTTTGGCACAGTTGGATCAGACGTAAATACACTAAATGGATTTTCTTGTGCCATTGCAGTGCCAGTGAATCCAGCCCTGCGTAAATCAGGAACCAACTTAGCAATCTGAGAAAGACTCTCTAATGGATTCTTAGAAAGCATTGCTAACGCTTGTAATTTATTAGGGTCAATAGTCAATTGCCTTGATGCTGGAGTTACCTGCGCACCAGGCATGAGATTACCTTCATCATCTTTTGCAACTCGCGTAGGAGTTCCATAAATAGTTTGCTGTTCTGGAGTGATGGTACTGGTAAAGGTTTGCGGAAACAATTCCCGCATTTGTTTAGCCCTAGTAGCTTCTTCCTCTTGCAATAGTTGAGCGCGCTTTGCTTCATCAAGTTTTGACTTTGTAAGCAATCCCATTAGCCCCTGCTGCTGCGCCTGCTGGTAACCTGTCTGCCCAGCCCCATACGCCTCGCCCAGAGCCTGACCGATACCGATAGGCACGGCGCTAGGGCCAGATGCCTTCAAGAGCGCCATAGCCGCCTGCATGACGCCCTGGTTCTGCATACGCTTGAGCTGCTCTGGGTCAAGGTAGGACTCAAAGCCGCTGGATGGCGAATTGCCAAATAGCAACCCGCCTAAGTCAAAATCTGCCATGATGTTGTTCCTTTAACCTAAGAGTCCAAGCAGACCGCCAAGGGCAGCGCCAAGCCCAGAATTGTCTTTGCCACCTAATTGATAGCCTGCAAGAGCACCGCCCAAAGCACCAGCACCCACGTTTCTGGTGTATGGAGTAGTCGTTGTAGTGCCAAGGTTTGGCAGTCCCATGCCCAAAGCAGACTGCGCAACCCGTAGTTTCTCAATGCCGATATTTCGCTGCGCGTCCATCTGCTGCTGTAGCAACTGCTGGCGTGCTCCACCAGCATTCATTACCGCATTAGCGCCACTCATGCGCAGACCCTGCTGTAGTTGCCCAAGGTTGCCCAACTGGTTAGCAGCTCCGAGCCTGTATTGCGCACCAGCAAGGCCAATATTTTGATTAGCAATTGATGCCTGCTGCTGGCGTGCAAGATCAGCCTGCTGCGCGGCCATCGCCTGGTTGAATGCGTTCTCGTTGAGCTGCGTAGAAAGCCTACCGGCCTGCGTGCCATATCCAAGGTTTGTCTGCGCCTCGGCTACACCCTGACGCGAACCGCCAAAGGCGCGTGCAGCACCCGCTTGCTGTGCAGTCTGGCGTATAGCGTTCTGACGTGAAGTCTCCAAGTCCGCTAAAGCATTCTCACGCACATATTGCGTATAGGGATTCATGTAGCTACCGATACTTCCAGCGCCACTCATGCCAAGGTTTGCTTGTGCAGCATTGACCATCGCCGGTTGATAAGTACCCTCTACGCCAGTACGGTATGTGGCCTCGTCAACAGTACCAAGGCCAGGGCCAGCGAGTGCAGTGTTAACTAACTGCTTCTCTCCGGCCTGGTACAGAGGATTGAACCCAGCAAACTCTTGCACGGGTAGCGCACCAGCAACACCCTGCGCCTGCTCCAAGTTAGCTAAAAATGCTTTCTTTAGATCGGGGTCGATGCTCGTCGTACCCGTAGTGCTTCCACCTTTGCTCATATCGTACCCCTTTACATTTCGAGCAAGCCGCGTAGCTTGCCCTTAGAAATCTTGCCGCTATTGATGGCGTTCATCAAGTCAATCCCATACTTGGCCACCGCCTTGTCGTTAATGACAAACTCTCCAGCTTTTAGTGCGCCGTAACCTTGATCTGGACCGGCAGGGTTTGGACCTTGCAAGTGCTTTGTGGATACCTGTCCACCTTTAGCAAGGCCACCAGCATCACGGCTGCTCCAATTTCTGTTATCACCGCTGTTATCACCAGAGTACCTTCCACCACCGCCACCGCCGTAACCACCGCCACCTATGCTTGAACCTTCTGGAAAACTAAATCTTCCCTCGTTGCTGTAGTTATCGGATGAAGGCAATGTTGTAG